ACCACCAATGGCTACATTTAACTGAGGACTCCTATACCCACTATTAATTATAACTGCGCCAAACTGATCTCTAATAGGTTGCAGAATTTTAGATGTTAGTAACATTAAATTATTAACTACAAGACTAGAAGGTGTATTATCAATACCTTTCCTAGATGCGTAGTCGCTTTTTGTAAGTTCCTTCAATGTAAAGTTTTTACTTAATTGCATTAAACTCCCTCAAATAATTTTTATAAGAGTTTGATAAACCCTCATGCTTACCAGAACATTCCTCAAAAGCCTTTTTATCCTTTGCTTTCTGTGCTAGTACATCTTCCCAACTAGTAAACGGGCTTTCTAATACGGATTGAATACATGAAGAAGTTAGGTATGAATCGAAACTAGGTGGTTTAGGTACTGGAGCACAGCATCCTGCTAACAAGACACTACTGAATATCAGACTTTTTAGTAACATTATCTATTTCACTCCATATTTTTGAAAAGTCTTCTGAAGGTACACAAGGTACATTAGTAAGAGGTTTCTGTTTAACTCTACCTAGTATAGTACCCAGTCTAGCATCTAGCTCTAGCATACTAGACTGGTTCCTACGTGCTTCTTCCTGTGAAAATTCTCTAACTTTATCGAGCTTACCTTGAATTAGCTCAAATTGTTGTAGTCTTTCAAGTTCAACTTTATCGGCCTTATAACTATAACCACTAGAAAATCCTAGTACTAAAGCGATCAATATTCCAGCTATTATCTGAAAGTATTTATTTTTCAGTATTGCTATTAGTTCCATACTTGGCTCCTAGGAATTTATTGGCGAATTTATTACCTGTTACAAGTCCCATATAAGCTAGAGTATACCAAGCTAAACCTTCTAGATTTACTACAGGTGCTAAAGATGCTTTATAGGAGGCGTATAGAAATACGGCTGTAGCAGCCGTATTTGCTATATTAAACCAAACTCTAGAACTGGATAATTTACCTCCAGGCTCCTCTTGTACTAATTCTTCTAATTTCATGGTTCAGGCTCTGGTTCAGGCTCTGGTTCAGGCTCTGGTTCAGGCTCTGGTTCAGGCTCTGGTTCAGGCTCTGGTTCAGGCTCTGGTTCAGGCTCTGGCGTGTCTCGTATTGTCGCGTAGTGGAAGTACGCAGAAAAAAGTAGCCCATAGATATCCCCCATCGTCACTGATGTACCAGTTGGAAGCAGCGTGACTGGATCGTATATCTCGATAACTTCTGCTGGATCATATTGAGCCGTCATCGGCGCATCGGGTTGGTCTCTCAGCGTCAAGTCACCAACTGATGTAATGCGCTCTTCCGTGAATGTCACGCTAGGCAAAGAATTCAACGGATTGTGTATCTCGACTAAACGACAACGTTGATAACTTTCGCCGGTTAGGGATGTTTGTTTGTAATTTGACATTTTAATCTCTCTCTAATAATTACACTATCAACTGCGGTTGATTATTTTATCAAAGCATACGTTCTAGGGAGGCAACCCAAAGGTGCATACGTGTATACATTGTTAATAAAAATATTACTATTTGTTAAAGAAAACCTAATATTTGTTAGTGATGTGTACGTCGCGCTAATTGTAAGCATGGCAGACAGCGGAGGCTGGCGTTGAAGCGGCGCTAGGATAGCAGGCTCTAGTGAAGATGCCGACACGTACAAAAGCCCACCATCTCTCGCCATGCCGCTTACCGAAACATCACTAACCCAGTTAGAGTTTGTCGGGTGCGTTGCAAACAAAATACCAATAGAGTTAATATTGGGAGGGGGATTGTTACTTGACAGCATGATGTTACCAGTCTCATCATATGCATTAAATCCATAGCCGCTATCTTGTTGCGATGGCACATTTATGGCGTAAACTACCCAATCCATTGGATAGTTTGTTGAACGATACAGAAAACCTAACGAACTTTCGCCTCTAACACTAATAGGACTGGCATTCAGTGCGCTAGGTCGAACAAATAACATTGGGTTGCTTATAGAAGAGGGGTATAGTATTTGTGATCCAGTTGAATTCGCCGCAGTCGCTGGCGCAGTACCAGAGGCCATCTTCACAAGTCCTAGCGAATTAACAAACACATCATTTAAATTGTCTCCAATAACACTAAACCCGTATGTCATGCTTTTCTAAACCCTACAACATAATGAGTAGATGGAAGCCCCGCTAAGGAGCTTGTTCTGTTGACAGTTACGAGTTGACCAGCCCTAGTTAAAACAACACCAAACAGAAGTGGACCATTATCACTAATCAATAAATAATCAGTATCTAGCAATCCGGGAATTGTCACAGACTTTGAACCGAACTCATTTGAATTAAAACTAAACGTATACATCCCAATCATACAGAACGAAATATCATCAGTTGAGTACGAAAGAGAGCCACCACTATTGTATATTTGAATGCCATGACTCATGATACTGCCGCCGCCAAATTACCAATCTTTACGCGCAGCGTACCTGAACTATCGAAAACGGCAATTACATCATCCTGAATAACCAAACGCGCATTGTTTACAGCAGACCTTAATCTGAACTGACCAGTACCCACAATATCCAAGCCATACTTTCCAGCAGTCCCTGTATAACCAAGATAAAAACCCTCTGTTGAATTGCCCCATGTTTTTCCACTTGATTTGATTGCGCCGCCGCCTGACAGCGTAATGCCACCGCCTGTAATTGTGGTTCCGGTAGTCAAGGTGGCGTTGGTGCTATCCCAGCTAGAATTATTGATAAGTTGAGAAGTCTGAGTGATGTTATTTGCGGTAGTGACCCATGATCCTGCTATCTTCTGATAGAACAACGTAGTATCCGTAGCAAAATAAGTATCCCCGTTTGCTCCGGTAGGTCTGGCAGACAACAAACCACTTGTCATTACATTGGCTGTAGCCCCTGCAGCAGCAGTACTCTTTTCCAAACGTACAATTGTTACCTTATCAACGTATGCTCCACTGACCGTACACGTCACCAATGCAGATTTAGCCACTCCAAACTGCAATGCGGTTACTACTTGAGTAGCCGCACCTGAATTGGTAGGCACACTTCCAACAGGAAAACCACTGAATGACCATACATAAGACGGGCTTGTTATACCACTCACTACTGCGGTAAAAGTAATATCAGGATTAATTTGTGGAGTAGGAACTAAATTCTTAGCATCCAGTGTTCCATCTGTTGCTGTAAATGCAGCTTGAATATTAGGAGTAACTACCACAGATGGACCTTGCGCTCCCGCCGCTCCCGCCACCGCGTCAATATAAGGAGTGCTCCACGTACCACCTGCATTGGTCGTAGAGCCAGCAACCACATTGAAAACAAACTCTGAAGCGTAAGTTGGCGTGGTGCTGGTGGGTGGCTGAGTGATTGACCAATTGGTAGGAGCAGTAAGCACTGCCGTAGCGGCATTGAAATTACCACCCGTAGGCGCTGTTGCCGAACCAATCTGTCGGTAAACAGTGGCAGCGTAGACCACATTACCACTACTGCCAGAGGCACCATTCTGAGCAACCACTACAGGATCGGTGAAGGAGGTAAGCGAAAGCTGCGTAGCTGGCGTAGATGTGCTTGCTATCGCCGTCGTCATATAGACGGCTGAAGGATGCGCTGGCGTTGCTGGCCTAGTTAAAGACCATCCCGCTGTACCTCCAGTTTGTAAACCAAGCGTTGTGGTAGAAATTGTATATAAACAACTGGTTGGCTTGGTAGGAACACTGCCACCAGCCCAATAGAGTTCTACTCGCTCTTGTGTAGCACCATTTACGCCAAGTACACCCGCTTTAGATTTCGCTATAGAAAATACAGAAACAAGACTAACTCCACCCTTACTAGCGGTAAAAGTAACGGTGCCGGTATCAACACCAGTTAAAGCGGTTACAGTTTGTGTTCTGCTGGTAGTAGCCTCTGAACAGGTAACGCCTGCTGACTTAACTACTGAGTATGTCCATCCGTTAGTAGAATCATCCACCACACCATAGAACACACTCATAGTGGTGCTACAGCCAGCAAAGTTACCCCCAGTTCCATCATTCAAAGTAGGAACTACGTGTACTTCGTTACTTAGCATAGCTACATAAGGCGATAAGCCTATAGCGCCATATAACGTCCAATAAGTATTGAAACTTGTTGGCATTGTGGGTGGCAGAATAGAACCACTAGAGGTATGAGCCAGTATGCAAGACCAGCTAGATCCATTATGTAAAACAATGTCCCCAATTACATAATCTGTAGCGGTAAGCCAATCCCCTTTAAAGACGTTTCTAGTCGCGCCCGCTACCGCTGTACTTTTCTCCAGACGCATCAGCGTAATTGAAGCTGTCATTTCGCCACACAATGCGGTAATGACTACTTGTTTCGCACTGCCAAAATCAGCTAGGTCGAAGTACATTGTGTCACCTCTACCGACTCCAGGCGCACCAAAAATGTAGTTCAACATAACCAGTTTGCCGTCGTCGGTCTTTGGAATAACACCATTTGACGGCACAAATATGACTGGATCATTTACGCCTTGACGAACCACCGTAACCGCAATCGTTTGGCTTACAGGTGTGGCAATACCATCTTCGTAAGTAAATCCTTGACCACTAGAGATAAGACTAATAGAAGGGCCAGCAGCACCTTCGCGTGCCTTAGCAACAGAGAACCTGGTGGTTATATTGGGCTGTCCCACCTTGCTTGCAGTGATATCCACATAGCCCACATCAGCGCTGATAGCTGTGACCGTGTAGGTGCTACCAGCAAGGTTGCCACTCAGATTCGTAGGGATTGCAGAGAACGTCCAGTTCAGAGTGTCGTCCACATTACCTTGATAGACACTCATGGTGGAAGCACAACCCACGAAACTGCTGACCACACCAAAGTTGTCAGAAGGTAGAAGGTGACTCTCACTAGATAGACGAGCATTTAGCCCGTCCATCAAGTCAGTGATAGTTATATGACCTGTTGATACTATAGGCATGTTAAGCCGCCGTGAAACTGGTGTTCAACATGAACGCCGTCTGTGCCACGCCACCGTTGACATACACCGCACGGTAAAAGCGCGTCATGATCGGAACTGATAAATGCACACAGGTATTCGCAGCAACAGCGGTATCTGCCGTAGCTCTACGCCAAGTGGTGTTTTCGTTTGAGCATTCGATACGCAAGGTTCCAGCTTGATCAGCGAAAGCAGAAGCATTGAACTTTGAGTAACGGTGAGCAGAGGCAGCGGCGAGACCAATATCTCTAGCCGTACCCGTAACCGTTGCACTGATGGCCTGTGCTACTACACTGTCGTTGTAGAAGACGTTATTTTGTGCAGTGCTAGTGACAGCCACAGTGGGCATCGAAACCACAGCGGCTGCAATGGCTTGACCCGCTACACTTTGCCCACGACCCGCAGTAATTTCAGCAGTCAGTTCTTGGTAGTCTTGTATTGCCACAAATTGCAATGAAGCTGTAGTGGTAGTTGCTGGTGCGGTTGCACCATTTAGCCAACGCACTCTGATTTTGTATGTTCCATTCGGATCAGGGATTTGCTGATGGCGACGATAACTATTTGCGCGCCCAGTGGTAGCGTCCAGTGTGCCACCATGAAACCAACACTCATCGGCAAAAGGCTCAAGCTCATACAAGCCGGCTGATGCAGTGGTTGGAACGGTAGATGCAGCACTGTCTAAAGGCGTCAACGCGCTGTTCTGAACCCGATACTTGGCTTGAGTTGCCGTAGTGCCGTCAAACACCCAAGCGCAAGTATGCTGCCCATCTGGCACGCCTGTAGTTGAATTGACCGAGATTGCTTCGACAATAAAACTCTGATTAATGATTCTCTGGCTCAGTACGGCATTGAACGAAACCCTGAATGGAATCTGAAAAGTTTCTTTGGTTGTGATCGACGTGTCGGAGTTGATCGTCGTACCACTGGCGATAACGATAGCGCCTCCGCTAAAGGTGATCGAACCACCAGCGCCGATTGAGTTATCCCACTTTGCACTATCAAGACTTGGACCTGGAAAACTGTCTCTGAATTTTTTCTCGATAGAACCAACAACTTGATAAGGTGTATGAACGCCAGCCAGCTCGACCGTTTTCATGGTCAGCAAACTACCAGCAGCGTCACGAACTAAAATATTAGGCATATTACTTTTCCTTTACTGTCACCGACGTTTCAAACATCGGTGACAAGAATGACTTGCGTCGGTTTATGGGCGATTAGCTTCGCAGATGATGCGACCTTTAACGTCGATTTCGTCGCCAGTAACTAAAAGGGAGGCTCCTGTTTTTGTGGCCGAACAACCATAAAGCCTACCGAGGCTAAAATCGTTAGTAACTGCCGGCGCTGGGAAGTTTGTGAAGTTAAGCCAAGTATTTGTGACCGGCGTTCTGATAGCTACAGTGCCGGCAGTGCTATTCGCCGCTACCTCGTAGTAGTAAGCATCGCCGTTTGGCTTCACGCACTTGATGATGTTGCCCGCAACAAACAGGTCAACGGTAATTTCAGGACATGAGAACGTAGCGGTCGTGCCGGTTGTATTGGTATCAATTTCAGCACCACCCGCCAGCGCAATCTTTGCCGTATCAATAAACGCAGCCCGCTTACCGTCCTTATCCCAAAACTGATAAGTGAAAGTCCAGCCGGCTGTATTGGTCTGACGTATCGAGCCATAAAAGACTTCTGGGGTGATAGTCGTGTTTCCCTTGCCGTTCTGCAACTTATCACCCGTTGATGAATTGAGGCGAACCTCGTAAGGGTCGGACACATCGTAAACGGTGAAAGAATTGCTATATATCTTTCCGTCGTTATCGGTAATATCAACACGAATAACGCCCATATCAACAATGGCGGCCGGCGAGATTACCAAGGTATTAAACGCGTTGCCAGCTGTGCCAACTGGGATATTCTGATTCATATCCCCAGCAACTCCCAAGTGAATCGCTCCAGCCGCAGCCGTCCGCATTCCGTACTTCGTCGCCACACCACTAAGCGTAGAATTGATCTGATTGCCTGTCGCCGCCTCATACCAGCGATAGGTCACGTTGGTCGTATCAATGCCGCCCGGCCGCAACAGATCGGCAGTAATGGCGGCATAGGTGATTTTCTGAGCACCAGTACCTGAGTCAACGCCAACCTCAATCAGGTCGTTTCCGCGAGTGTTGATATAGACAGCGTTCGTTCCGGTCTTTACCGTACTCAGCGTAATCTGTGCAATGGTGTGTGAAACCAAGCCTGTACTAGGGTCGGTATAGTCACCTTCGAAAAATACGCTGAATTGGGCAACAGAAGCTTTAAGATTTCCCTTGATGCGGATATAAGACTGCGTGCCGTCATTTACTATAGTGAACGGCGTCGTGACATCGACATCTGAGTCATTGACAAAAGAAGTGCTGGTAGTCCCATTCGCAAGTGCAGTCCCGCCAACAGTCAGGCAGAACTTCCTGTTAGAAAGAATGGGCGTAACGTCTTGATTGCCTGTTGGCGTTCCAACATATACCCGCCCACGCAACTCAATACCCGTACTTGTATTTGCCGTAAACCAACTTGGCGTATAGCTTAGGCTTGATTCGTCCTTTGTATAGACCTGCTGCGTGCCAGGATTCGACGTGAGATAAGACGTAATCGGACGGGCATCGTTGGTATCGACAATCGTAATTTGACCAGTTGAAACGATAGGCATAATTTATTTCCTTTTAATTAACTTGAAATTTCACAATGAAAGGTTGCGCGTGAATGCACGTCATCAACACTTACTAGAATTTGTTTATAACCAGCCCCGTATAGCGCATTCCAACTTGCGTCATCATAAGGCGCTCCTTGCGGAATGATCGAGGTTCGTGTCCATTTGAATTTCGACGGGGTGATTTCATCAGTAACCTCAACACCATTTCGGAACACTCGGGCCTTTAATGTTGTCTGCTGACCTCCCCCTACTCGGAAAATAATGCCGTTGGAACTTTCTATGATTACATCGTAATCAATACCATCTTCACCTTTGACTGCTGCCAATACCCAATTTGCATTTGAGGTTACTGGATAAACAGGTGGCTCGATTGAGTTGGTTGCTACTATGCACGACCAGCCATAACCCTGATGGATTACGCTATCACCAACTACATAAGATATACCAGATGACCATACTCCTCTATACACATTTCTTGTAGCGTCTGCTGGAGGCCCACTTTGTACGTATGAGTAAGGAACGATAGAGCCCATGCCAACAGTTATTTGGCCACTAATAGTAGCATTAGTAAAGTAAGCATTACCTGCTTTATCAATACCCCAACCAGCGGTACCTTGAGTAGTTATTACATCATTGACAATATTACCATCAAAATTAGATGAAGTAATATAATTACCAATCTTAGCGTTAGTAATAGCTGCATCTACTATCTGAGCACTATTAATAGTAGCATTTAGAATTGTAGCTCCATCAATATAAACACCTGGATATACTGTCGTTTGATCAACTGATGTACCTAAAGCAAATACTGAAATAGGTACTCTACTAGCTACTTGCCAGGTTACATTATTATCAAATACTAAATTACCTAGTACTTTTCCAGCTAAACTAATATTAGTACTAGAGTGACTGGTTCCTGCTCCTTTACAAACTAGCATTAGATGTTTATAGGCTAAGTCAGATACTCTAACACATTTACCAACAGCGTAAGTGGTATTCCTAGCAATTAAATCTAAAGAACTATCTGGAGTAGTAACAGCGAATTCATTTGCAGACACAATAAATCTGGAAGTCGTGGCGTCATTATACAACCCATAACCAGCTACTTTACCCCCAGAATCTATTTTTACAGAATAGGTTCCAATTAGTCCATCTGTTACGCCATCTATACCAAATACAGCTTCATCTACACTATCTAATGTTTCATTTAGATCTGCGTGTAACTCTGAGGATGTAATACTACCTGCTATTAATCCTAATACTTCAGGGGTACCAATCCTAGTAGTTACCTTTAGACCTTTATCTTCACTAAAGGGGTAATAAATCGATGTATTACCTCTAGTATCCTTGACTCTTAACCAGTAATAAACTGTTTGTTCAGAACCTAGTTCAGTATGTGTATACGTTGATGTAGGATAAGCTAAGCTAATAAGTTTTGTAGCAGAGGTTCTATTATTGGTAGAAGCAGACCATATTTCAGTCTCTAAAGTACCAACCTTAGTTTCCTGAAATTCCCACCCCAAACTATTTTGGTTTAACTCTCCACTACTTCTAACGTCTACTACAGGTAAGGGTGCTGTAATATGAATGTCTAGTATAGTAGGATTAGTATAATCTCCACTGTTAAATACAGCTATAATCCAATAAGTATAAGTACCTACAGTATTCTCGGTAATAGCTTGACTTCTACTTGTAATACCACTATATACTACAGAACTAGTTTCATAACTAGCACCTTTACTAATAGTATACGTTACTAGCTCAATACTTGGGTAGGCATCCCATTCTAACAATAAGTCTGTAGGCCTTAGAGTACTTCTAAAGTTGGCTACCATCGAACTACCAACAGCTTCAGGAGTATGATCAATAGTAAACCCGTAAGCAGTAGTACTAGGGCCTGCTTTACCAATTATATTAAATGGAGTTATTTTTATAGCATATTCTTCATTAGCAGATAAGTCATAAAATGTATAATTAAGCTCAGCCTTCTTAGTATACACTTCTACCCAGTTACCTGAATTACGCTTAATTTCTAATGTGTAGCTAGATGCGTATAATGCTGCTGAAAAGCCCACGGTTAGACTAGTTCTGAGAATGTCAGAACTATCACGGTAGGTTCCACTTGAGGATACTATACTTTCGAGGCTAACTGCTTCAGGTAGAGCAGATAAAGTGGAGTAAGTCCTTTCTTCTAATTGGATATTATTTTCAATGAATGCAAACTTATCAGGGTTATGCAGCATTGCGGATATTTCATAAACTCCAATACTATCAGATTCTTTTAATGAAACTACTCTATATAGTTTTTCATTTAAACTAGTACTATAAATAGACCAAGTAGCTCCAACTAATAAGTTAGTTGGAACTCCAGATAGAGTTAAAGTTTCATAACTACCGGGAATATTGGTAATAGTAAATGTTTGAGTATAATACGAAGGATTAGTACCAATCTGATCGGAGGCAGTAATTTCATCGGTTGGAGAATAGTTGGGGTTATGAGTGCTTAGTCTAACAGAATAGGTCTGTCCTGTCGCTAGTGTTACTTCCCTATCTAGAGATATAGTATTAGTAAGGGACGAAACTATTCTACCACTATATTCTACACCTACTAAAGCTTCATCAAATACTTTTATAATAGTACCTGGTGTGCAATATACAGAATCTAGTCCTGCGGAAAAACTAACAATATTAGATTCTACCCTTTCAGTATATAGTAGCCAGTTTCCTGCACGAACAGCCTGACCTCTAGAAGTACATCCAAAAGCAATTATCTCAGAAGGATTATAACCATAGCGCTCTATTCCTAATCTATCTTCTACATACTCAATCTTTTGTTGGTATAAAGCTTGAGGATCATTCCAGGTAACCAATGCAGCAGTATGTACAACTTTCTTTGAAGCACCCGAATACGTAAATGTACCTCCTACTACATTACTATTAGTAAATTGTAGAGTAGGCGTACTACTAGAAGAGTCTTGTTCAGTATGTAAAGTGCCATTAGTCCAGTAAATCATTCCACGGAAGGCACTGGCAATGTCATATAGGAGTTTAATAGCTTCTTGACGTTCTTGAATATAAGTATTTAGAGTAAAACGAGGTTCGAGTATATCTGTACCTTCAGTAGTCTTGAACCCTGTAGGTACTGACTGGTCACAATACTGTGCAATAGTATATAATGACCACTTATCTACTAAGTCTTCTGATATATATTCACCAAGTCCGTAGCGCTCATTAGTAATAAGGTCGTAGTAACACCATGCAGGATTGTTAGTCCAAGCATAGTCAAACGTACCATCCCAAATACCAGTATATTCTCTAGTTTCTGGATTATAATTACTAGGAATTTTTACTTTTAGTAACTTTACGTGATAGCCGCGTTTAGGTATAGAGTTAAACTGAGAGGAAGCCATTCTCATAGCACATAGTGCTGAGTTGGGATACCTCATCTTAGTATTTGATACCTTAGTAAAGCTAGAAAACTTTAATGTATTCTGGAGCTTTAATGTCGTAGAATCCTTAGTAAGTTTTGTTACTTTAATGGCGAAGAATTCATTTGCCATCCCAGGGGTACGTGGCAACTCAATAAGATAACTAAGTTGATAATTAGATGTAGTTTTTCCAATAACTGTTCTCTTTACAGCACTAATTGGAGAATTACCTAGACCATTCTTAATTATATCGATGTTAAATTGTACTTCTGAACCATTAGTATCACCATTATCTGCGTAGTGCACTAAGGCGGGAATATCTATAGTTACTCTTACAAAGTCTACATTTTCCTCGGCGGAAGTTACAACAGTTTCCGTTACTGGGGAAGAAAACTTTACTTCTCTTCCAACAGGAATTTCAGCCTGAGGGACTTCAAAACCTGGAATATACTCCTGATCTTGAGTACCTGTTCTAAAATAGTACTGGAAGCCACTTTCTTCATAGTTAAAGGTACCATCAGAATTTTGGATAGGGGTATCATTAATGTAGATAGATTTTATACCGTCTACTAAACCAACTATCTCACCTTCACACAATAGATCAACTACTTCCGCAAAGGATTGAGATTTAAGAGTATCTGGGCTCTCTACTGGAGTATGACTACCTCCTCCTTTACCTCCTCCACCACTACCAATAATTAAATTTGTATTCATTAGGAACCCCAGCCTTCTGGTATAACATCTGAACCTGTTGCGCTACCATAAGTAGCATTAAAACCTTTATTAATCCTACCAATAGCGAATTGCACTCGTGGTGATTTAAACCTACCTGTATATTCACTATAGGTGTACACTCTTGTGCTAGTAGACTCGGGATACTCTACATAGTTTCCAAACTCATCGAAATCATAGTACGCTGGGACTAATGTAACTTGATTCCAAGTATACTCACCTAAATTTGTATTATATTTTATGTTCAGACTATTACTCTGATAAGTAGTACCAGAAATAAGTGTCCAGCCAACAGTACCAGAGGCTGGAAAGCTCCACTCGTATTTTTTAGTTCCCGCCCCACTATCTACACTAAATGTAGCGCTTACAATAGCGGAACCAATAATAAGCTCCCCATAACCAATTGGTACTGGTAGCCCTTGTGCTACAGTATTTACAGCACCGCTAAAATAAGTATTTGGAGTATTTTCTGTAGATTTTTGGGCTTTAGGCTTTGGTGGAGCAAATAGAACAGCAGAAATACCTGCCATTACTAAACCTACACCAATTTGACCAAGAGAGGCAGCCACACTAGCAGATATGGCTCCAGTACTTCCTAGCCAGAAAGAGCCTGCAGTGGTGCCCGCGAAAGTAGAGGACCCGAGAACTGCACCTGATGCAGCACCTGCTGTCATATAGATTAGGAAAGCCCCCGCAATTATCATACCTAGTTTACCAGAACCAGCAACTACAGGTATTAGATGAATATCTTTATTACCGATTGGTTCCTCAAGAGTATCTTCTTCACGAAGAATATCTCCAACCTTAATATGAAAGCCAGGTTTATGCTCTAGCATATAATTGGCAAAATTAGGGAAGTTAGCTGATAGTGCACGTATAGTTTCACGAATAGACTTAACTTCAAGGCCTATCTTATCCGTGAATAGCTCTGCTAGATCACCATATAGGTATACTGTTCTCATTTTAACTCTCTATGCCTATATAAGGCCACTGTACATTTATTCCAGTAGCCTCCATATATTTCTTGTGAAGAAATTCTATTGGCTGTATGGTGTAAAAATGTACCATTATCATACATTATACCTGAATGGTTAGGTATTTTAGTTCGACCAGCTTTAAATAATAATACATCATACTTATTTAGTGTTTTATCTACTACTTTTTCAAAGCCGTTATCATCTGCATACTTTTCAAATAAATTTTCTTCATATTTGAACCAGTCCTGCTCTGTAACTTTTGGCCTACCAACTTTAATACCTTTCTCTTCTAGTAGTACATCTCCTACTAAGCCCCAGCAGTCTAGGGTACCGAAATAATAGGGTCTACCTAGAAAGGGGAATTTATAATCAGTAGGTGCATTTATACTACTAGTTTTGTCAACTAATGAATATATAAACCAAGGTACTTTACTCTTATTACATCCATAGATATCTGCTGGCGTAGGCTTAGAGGATCCAGTTAAATGACTATGACAAATAAACTGTATAGCACCCTGTTTAGAAGCCTTTAAATATTCTATAGGATCAATTATAAAAGTATCCTTATCAATTGCTATATTAGTGCAAGGTATAAAAGAATTATTTACAATTACTCCACAGGCTTCTTTTAGTATATTAGCTTCAGCGTACTCTATAAAATTAGCTAAATAATCCTGCACCTGGAAAGGCTCCATAATTTAATACTGAACTTGCGCCAAATCTTAGTTTGCAGTCTGATAGTTTCTTACCACAAACGTCTAATAGGGGGTCTGTTGTTGGTGTACCTACACTAGTAAACATTCTGTTCTCGTGTGCTGAAGGTAGATAGTTACAATTAGCGTCTTTATACCTCCACTGACAAATATTTTGAATAATTAGTCTACGAGGTAATTTAACGGAACTAACATCAAGAGCAGATACTAAGTCATAAACTACAGTAGTATTAGTTTCTACTACCTTACGATCAATAAAGTACACTTCTTTAGGAAACTGAGCCTCAGGGTCAGCTTCTAGGTTACCTTCTTCAAAGTTTACTGCATCTATGTATTTTAACATAGTGCGAATTCGAGTAACTTTTAATCCTAATAAGTCTTGATATAATCTATTATACTCACTTATCAATCCACCTAAGTTAGCTATTGTTAGTTTAGGGGTTGCTAGTTGACCAGCACCATCCCACTCAAAACCTTTCATCTCAAATGGGTAGGCAATATAGGTTTCAGAATCAAAAACTAAACTATTACCCAACTCATTAGTGTCCGAGAAAAAGTTTAACACCTCAGAACCTCCTACGGTAGACAAGTCCGCACTAAATAAATCTATAATCTTACTAGGAGAGGATTTTCTTAATTCTGTTAATATACTCATGTTAAATCGTAAACCCTTTTGAATGTAGCATTTATACTTCTACTTATATGAGAAGTGTACTCTGTAGACCAGTCTTCACAAATAACTTTGAAAAATTCAGCTTCACCTGGTGGCTTAAATAAAAAGTATTCAATACCACCTTTAGAAGCTAAAAAATCAAGTATATTATTTGCAGTAGATAGTGGTTGGTTAGTAAATTGTAGATCCCAAGAATCGTCTAAGTTATTTATTCCATAGGCAACTCTTTGAGAGTACCCACTACCAAACTTAACAGTATTGACAGTGGGCTTACTAGTTCTGGAGAACCCCCTAGAGGGTACGTAGGTAAAGATATCAGCCATGTAACATTCCTCTAGGTTTCATCTGTTTCATAAGTTCTTCTTGGATAGTAGCTTTAATTGAAACGCTTAAAGCTTTACTTAGGTTAGTAGCTTGATCAGCAGAAATAGATGTATCTACACTACCACTATTAGTTACTGTTACTGTAATATTAGTATCCCCAAAAGTAGCTCCACCACTACCTCCTTTTAGGGTAACAGGAATGCTACGATTATCTGGTAGTGGTACATATGCTTCATTTTTACTACCTTCCCCAAATAGTGCCATCTGTGGTGATGTAGCTATACCACCTCTAGCATATTTATGGAGGGGCATGTCACCTAATGGACCTACAATACCACCTTTCGCTTTTGCAAAAATACTAGTTAATCCACCAGTTATACCACCACTAATAACACTAGTTGCTACTCCCATTAGTATTCCACCGAGAGCCCCTTTAGCACTACCTCCAGTAGCAAGTGCACCAACTAAAGCACCTACTGCTCCATGCATAACAGTAGTAGCCATGTTAAACTTATCAGCAGCTACGTCTAT